AGATTAATTGCAAGTATAATAATAATTGTGAAATAATTGATAATCCATAGTGAATTGGAGTATAATATATTGATATGTTTTATCGGTTAAAAACACAAGTAATTACAAGGTTTGTTTGGTAATCGTCAATAAAATCGTCAAAAATTTTAACCAAAAATTTTAGACACACTATCATGTGCCTTTAATCTCATTTCATCGGTATAGTGAATGTATGTATTAATGACTGTATCAACAGTATCACCTAATAAGGATGCTACTGTTTTTATATCAACACCATTTGCTAATAGCCTTGTAGCATAGGTATGTCTTAAATCGTGGATAGAAGTATTTGGTAAATATCGTTTTATCATTACTGATACTGCACCAGTACCGCCAGTTGGATTGTTGAATAGATATAATCCGCTGGTGGTATTTTTATATTCAAGTAGTATATCAATCAGTATGGGTGGTACGGGTATTTTCCTGTAACTGTTTTTCGTCTTTAGATTACGGATCGTATATGTACTTTCACCGCTATAAGCGAATTGTTTATTCACATCAATAATAGCGTTATCTAAATCTATATCATCCCATGTAAGGCCTAAGATTTCACCATATCTCATACCAGAATAAGCAGCAATTGAACACACGATATAGTATTTGTAGTTATGGACTTTTAACGATGTTAATAGGTGTGTTACATCATCTTCACTTATAGCGTTGATTTTAGCTATTTGTGTTTTATGCAACCGCTTAATGTTCTTACATGGACTACTATTGATAATCCTGTATGGTGATACTGCATAAGCGAATACCTTTGTTATTATCGTGATGCACATATTCTTACTGGCTATTGATTGTTGTAAATCATTAATTACTTTCCGAATTTGTATTTCAGAAATATCTTTTACTTTCATATTGAATAGCGTGTTGAATTTCTGAAATGCATTGTCATATGCTTTGAATGTAGAATATACATTTGCTTTGTTTTCATCTGTATATATACTGTAAAACTCAATAAGTGTTATATCTTTAAGACTATCATCAAGTGGACTGGTGATAGTCTTTTTTAGGTTATCGACTATTTCTTGGCCATAAAGTTTTGCTTCTCTTTGTGTGGCAAAACCCTGTTTAGATTTCTGTTTCCATTTGTAGCCGTCCTTGTAGCTAACAATAATCTGAAACCCCTTATCCTTTTTTCTGATAGTGAAATTGTATTGCATAATTCACCTCATATGATATGCGTGTAAAAGTTTATACCCTCTACATCGTCAAATTGCCTTGCATGAGCCATACGCTCGATTAAATCAATGTGTGCCTGACTGTACATATCGTCATTTAATATATGACCTATCTCATGTAATATACCTTTACGTTGTACATCAATAGGCTTATCACTATTAACTAATATTGTATATGTTCCGTCATCATTTAGTTTTAATACCGCAGTTTGTGTTTTCCGTAGCTTTATGTAAATCAAATTGATGTTCATACTATCATCCCCTTATAGGGTTATTGTACAAAGTAGTATGTGCATAAAATTTCTCATACGTTAGTTGATTAATGATCTTAAATTGATATTAGAAATACTACTTTCGATATCCATTAATTTAAAATTAATGCTATCTAAATATTGATTGATAGATGCTATATTGCTTGTATTCGTTGCCACATTATCTTTTAATACATCAATATCAGATAAGTTATGATTTGATAATTCCTGCTCGATTGTTTTAATCCTGTTATCTAAATTATTGATTGTACTATCAGCATCTAAATTAGCAACAGTATGTGATAGTCTATCTATTTTCATTGTTAGATTATAGGTATAAGCTGCTTGACCTATAACAACTAAAATTAGAATGATTAATAGTGCATATCCTTTTTTATTCATAGTAAATTCCTTTTTATAATTGGTTTTATCGTGGGTAATTAAAATACATATGATAAGATTTATAGAATATATACATTGCTACTTGATATGAGGGAGAAAAAAGTATCGCTTTACCTGCGATGGAATTATCAAATTGATGTGATAATGGTTTGGAACTAAGCATATTACCATTAAAGTCATAAAAAACAAATGTATTAGCTTTCCATCTTACTCCAGTATCATTCGATACCTCTTTAACTATCTCATCTACATCCTTATATTTATGGGACAGTTTTTCTATACTTCTTTCGTAATTGTAAAAAGAGGTTTGATTTGTTTCTACAATAATATTTCGGTCATACCACACTGAATATATAGTAGCGTTAATAGCGTAATAAGGCGGATTATATCTCGTTACAGAAATTGCTGAATTATCTACGTATGCTTCACGTGTTTCGTCCGAGTATACTAATTTGAATTGACTTGGATTATTACGGATTTCGTTTATAGAAATTGCATTGATATGTAACGGAATAAGTATCATGCAAATTAAAATTATCAACTTATTCATAGTTATTTGCCCTCTCTCTTTTTTAACATTTCAATTGTATTAAGAACAAAATCTATATCATCTTTTGACATGTCTTTACTAGCATCGAATAGTATGCGTAAATCTGGATTATCTTTAATCGCTTGTGCGTATTCTGACACAGATGGATCTAAATAATATGGTGCTTCAATTTCATCTTTTCCATATAGCGTATCAATATTTATATTAAAATAATCAGCTATGGCTTCTAATATTTCAAAACTAGGTTTTCTCCTACCTTGCTCGTACATACCTACTAGACTAGGCGATACATCTATATAGTTTGCCAATTCTTTTTGAGAGATTCCTTTTGATTTTCTTAATTCTATTAACCTTTTAGCAAATGTCATTTTTTTACACCGCCTTATATAAATATATACTTCTATGTTTTAATTATCACACAAAGTGAAGAAAATTTCAATAAAAACTACACTTTAAGTGTTGACATATTTTTTATTATGTACTACACTATGAGTGTAGCGAGAAGAGAGGTGATGAAATATTGAATACAGATATTATTGCTACACGATTAGTAGAATTAAGAAATTCAAAAAATTTAACACAAAACGAACTAGCAATTAAAGTTGGTGTAGCACCTACATCGATTGCCATGTATGAAGCAGGGAAGCGAATTCCAAGAGATGAAGTAAAAATTAGATTGGCAAAAGTATTTGGGAAATCAGTGCAGTCAATTTTTTTTGCTAAGTAATTACACTTAGAGTGTAGGAAAGGATAAAATGCTAGTACAAAATCAAAAAGATTTAAGGGTAGCAAATCGAATGTACGGACGAAAACTACCTACATTCGGATATGCTGGCCGAAATGATGAGTACGCACAATACTGGCGAAAACTCATCAAGAAAAAATGGCCGTTAAAAAACAAATCAAGATGGAATAAGAAAGTCATTCTATCTTGGGTAAAACTGGCACGTAAGGCAGATATTCACGCAAGGAATGAAAGGAGATACAAAAATGTTTATCAACAATAAGTTTAAAGAAGCCATTGCTTGCGCTGGTATGAAAATCAGAGAAGAACACTATGACTACATCGAAACAATATTTGATGAAATTACACCTTATGGGTGGGAATGTCATTGTGAAGATGCTCAACGAATGGAATGTGAAAACACATCTGAGGTGTTAAAGCGAAGATTTGGGCAACCTAATAATCATAGAGCGTATGGTTTTTGTTTTAACCCAACATTGTAATGAGGTGATGTATGGAAAGCCTTGTATATACGGCTAACCAAGTAGCGGAACTATTTCAAATTTCACTAACTGCAGTATATGACCTAAGAAATAAAGGTAAGCTAAAACAACTACCGAATGTAAGCGGTGTAAGGTTTAGTAAAAAAGAGGTTGAAGCACTAGCAGGAGTTGAAAGTGAATACTCGGCTATTGGTTACAGAAAGTTAAAAAACGAAGTGGAACGATTGGAAAAAGAAAATAATCGTTTGAAAAGTGAAATTAAAAAAATCACCAGTCAAATGCTAGTGATTGTAGGTAATGAATTATGAAATTGATTTGGATGGTAAGAACAATAGCGTTCCTAATGATAATAGGAACAGTAGGTTCTGTAGAAATCGATAGAATTGATTTTTACACAGCATTTTTACAAATATCATTGGGGTTGACCCTACTCATCCTTTCAAATTTCTGGGTGAGAGAAATAAAAAAAGCACGCTAGACCGACCAAAGCCATAAGCGTGCGTGTAGAGTGATTTTGCTATTACTCTACTTGTATTTTAACACAAGGAGAAATAAATGGAAATTAATTTAACACCAGTTGTTAGTCAAAAAGAACAAGTATTCAAATGGAACAAAGACGAAATCAAAACATATTTTGAAGCGCAACTAGAAAAGTATAAAGGACTTGTAGTAACCGAAGAAAACTATAAGGAAATGGTAAGTGCTAAAAATGAAATCGTTAAGTATAGAACAACGCTTGATAAATTCTGTAAAGAGAAAAAAAGAGAACTCAAAAGACCCATTGAATTGTTTGAGGAAGAAGTAAATGAAGTATTGAAAGTTGTTTACGATGCAGAAAAACCATTGGCGGAACAAATTAAATACTTTGACGAAAAAGAAGTACAAGCAAAAACAGAAACCATCAACAAGTTTATTGAAAAGATGGTTGAAAAGTATAACGTTCGTGCAGAATATGCGGAACAACTACAACGTGATAAACGCTGGTTAAATAAAACTGCAAAGATGAAAGACATTGAAACCTCTATTGAGGGAATGATGATTGAAATTGCAAAGCGACAACAATCGGATGACGATTACAAACAAATTCTAGCAGAGAAAAAAGGAATGATTGAGTTTGTGGTTGATACTTGCAACCAACAATACGAATTAGCCACACCGATTACTTTTGATGAGTGCTGGGGTGTAGTAAAGGATATGCCATTAGATCAAGCTAGAGAATTTATCAATGCAAAATTTGCAAAACGTAATGAAATGGAAGAAGCTGCTAGGGCAAGCATTGAAAATGAAACAGTTGAAATAGTAGAAGCATCAGAACCAAAAGTAGGTTTAACAGTAACTGTATATGACTTAACAGAAGATGATGCAAAAGACTTAACTGATTTCTTGGAAATGCGTGGTTACAAATATAAAGAGGTATAGATGGATAGTAGATATATAGCGGTTAAAACTGTACCGCAATCAGCGTTGAAAGTAATTGACTTTGGGAAACTTAAAGGAAAATATGACATTTCTCCTCAATGGCGATGGGAAATCTTAACCGAAACATATGGTATGTGTGGAATTGGTTGGAAATTTGAAGTTGTTAGTACTCAACAAGTACCAGTTGAAGAAACCAAAGAAACTATGTTGTATGTATTGGTAAATCTATACATCAAAGATGGTGATGAATGGAGTGAACCAATTCCTGGATATGGTGGAGATTTCCTAATCTACAAAGATAAAAATGGTTTTCACGGCAACGATGAAGCCTTTAAGATGGCCGTTACTGATGCATTAGGTACTGCAGCAAAAATGATTGGTGTAGGTGCTGATGTATATAGAGGATTGCAAGATACAAAAATAAATGCAGCAGCAGAAAAAGAAAAGAAAGAAAAAGAGTTTAACCCTCAAAATGCGTATGCAATTGTATTACAAACGGCTGGCGAACATGGGATTAGTAGTGAGCAACTAAACCAACAACTTACAAAAATGTTTGGTGTTGGAGTGATTAATAACATCACACGAGATCAGATGTCAAAACTTTATGATTGGGTAAAAGGTTATGAAGTGGACAACAAATAACATTGAAACATTAAGAAGCCCGTTAGGTGTAATGGTAGTAATACCAGCACCACATGACAATGATCTAGCGAAATTAGATAAAGACAAAGAATACGTGATTGAAATCAAAAAGAAATCAAAATCACGCAGTATGAACGCTAATGCTTATTGCTGGGTTCTATGTCAAAAGATAGCGGAAGTCATGAGCGGTCATTCGTATACATCTAAAGAGGATGTATACCGAAAAGCAATCAAAGATTGTAGCCATTTTAGTTATGTACCAGTACGTGAGGATGCCATAGAGAGATACATTCAAATATGGCAAGCACACGGAATAGGGTGGATAGCCGAAGATGCTGGCGAATGTAAAAACCTAAAAGGTTATCACAATGTAATGTGCTACCACGGCAGCAGCGTATATAACACAAAAGAAATGGCAAGGCTTATTGATTGTCTAACAGATGAATGTGAACAATTAGGTATTCAGTTAGAACCTAGTGAGTACATTCAATCACTCATAGAGGGGTGGGATAGTGAACAACAGAAAGAAAAGGGATAACAAATTATATGCAATAACACGAAAACAAGCCTATGAACGTGATAACGGACAATGCGTTATATGTGGCTACAGGGCTGAACAATGCCACCACATAGTGTTCCGTTCACAAGGTGGTTTAAGTGATTTGAGAAATCTAGCTTGCTTGTGTATTCAATGCCACAATCAAGCACATGGAGTGTTCGCAAAAGAGATACGCAAACACTTGTTAGAGGAAGTAGAAAAGAGGACAGATGAGTATGAACGAATTAATAATGATTAGAGCATATGTAGAAAATCGCATTGAATATTACAAAAAAGACCAAAATAGTAATACGTTTAATAATCGGATAATCTCAGAACTAAACGCAATTTATGCAATGGTTGATAGCGTATTAGATGCAGAAGAAAATGAAGCCGATGAAATTGCTAGTGTGTTAGCACGAATTGCATCACTAGGCAAGCCGTTAAGTGCAGATGAGTTTATCGAAAAGCTAAACAAGGACTAGCCTATGAGCGACAACAAAAAGTATTACTATCTACGGCTGAAAGATAATTTCTTTGATAGTGATGAGTTGAAGATATTAGAAAGCATGAAAGATGGCTACTTGTACAGCAATATTCTTTTAAAGCTCTACCTACGAAGTTTAAAAAATGACGGAAAGTTAGTTTTTAATGATCGCATTCCTTATAGTGCTGATATGCTATCAAGCATTACAGGACATCAAGTAGGTATTATCAAGCAAGCACTAACCATATTTAAAGATTTAGGCTTAATTGATGTACTGGATAATGGTGCGATTTATATGCTAGATATTCAAAATTTCATAGGAAAGGGTAGTAGTGAGGCTGATAGAAAGAGGGAATATAGACAACGCATTGAAGATGAAAGGACAAATGTCCAGACAAATCTCCGACAAATCTCCACCAGAGATAGAGATAGAGATAGAGATAGAGATAGAGATAGAGATAGAGATAGAGATATATATGTTGTGGATAAACCACAACAAAAACGCACACACTTTACTCCACCAACACTTGAAGAAGTAAAAGCATACTGCATTGAACGTAATAACAATATTGATGCTGAATACTTTATAGATTTTCAAGAGGCAAGAGGTTGGGTTCTATCTAATGGCAAGAAGATGAAAGACTGGAAAGCCACTATCCGAACATGGGAGCGTAATAACTATAATCGCAACCATGTAAATAAGAACAGTAAAGATAATGCAATCAACGTTGTTAATAACTTGATGAGTAAATTAGGGGGTGATGGCAATGAACAATCAGCAACAGACACTGAAAGCACTATCGATGTTACAGCTAGCGTACACTACTGATATGTCAGAAGAACGCATGCTGTTATATGTGAGAATGCTCGGTGATGTTAATCCTGTTACGCTAGAGCAAGCAGTAGCTAATGTAATTAATCGATGTAAATTCTTGCCTAGTATTGCAGAGTTGAGAGAGGAATGTTCCGCATTAAGTGCATACGTGAATGCACATGAGGAACTTCCAACTCCTCAAAGTGCATGGGAACGAGTAATTAAATGTGCTAGTACATACGGATATGAACATGGATTAGAATACCTAGACGGCTTGACATTAAAGTGTGCAAAATCGATATGGTCATCGTTTAACCCTCTAATGGGCGATGAATATAACGAGGCCTCTTGTAGGGCTCAATTTATTAAACAATACGAGCAAGAGGAAAAACGAGAAATGCATCGCCAACGTATGGCGAACTCAATCAAGGATAATCATATATTGCTCAAGGCTAGGGAAAAAGCAGAAAAAGAACAAGCAATGATCATGAGCGGTCAAAAGCAAATCGAAATGACTGCTACAGGTAATTTGGTAGAGATGGCAAAAAAACCAGTAGATGTAACAGAAATAATCAACAAAAGCAAAATATCTGACAAAGGGAAAGCGTTGTTAAAACAGGCTATAGGGGGATAGATGAAAGAACGAATTAAACCGTTTGAAGTCAGCGTGAATGTATCATTCAATGTTAGCTTTACAATGCTAGCGACTAGCGAAGAACAGGCTAGAGTGAAAATCGATAACCTACTTGAAATCATGCGTGATGAGGCAACAGTCGATTGCCACATTCACCCTAGTTACGATGTATACATTGACGATGTAAAGGCAACTATGAATTGTATGTATTACGACTAAGAGGGATAAATGTTAAGCAAAAAACGAAAAATGGTAATCACTATTGAGATACCTCTAAATGTAGAAACACAAGAAGAGGCAACTCAACAGATGCAAATGATTATGAAAGCAGATGCACGAACTTTTGAAAGCCTAGAAGAAATCATCAAGGTATACAAAGGCACGATGTGTATCGAACAAAAGATTTAAAGGAGAATATATGAACACAGTACAGATTTTAGGGAATTTAGCACGTGATCCAGAATTACGTTTTACAAAAACAGGAAGAGCCGTAGCGACTTTTACAGTCGCAGCAACTAATACTTATATTGACTCTACAACGAATGAAACGAAAGAACAAACTGCTTTTATTAATTGCGTAGCATGGGGAAAAACTGGGGAAGCCGTTGGCAATTGCAAGAAAGGGGAAAGGCTACTTGTAAATGGCCGTATTCAAACTCGGTCATACGATACGCAAGATGGGCAGAAACGATACGTTACGGAAGTGGTAGCAGATTTTGTAGGCAAAAAGCTTGATGGCGGTTTTGATGATGCTAGTAACTTTGACAGTTTTGAACAACAGCAAAATGAAAATATTCCGTTTTAGGTGTTCAAATGGCTTATAAACATAAAGATTGTGTTAATAGTTGGGTGGTTAGTAAAAAGAAACATCCACGATATGTGCAACTAATGAAGTCATTACAATTATTGTTTGGACTATTTCAAGAGGCAAAACATGTAGACTTTATAAATGTTGTGTATGGAGAAAATGCAGATTGTTATGAGGCTGCATTTCATAGGATAAAAGCATATTACAAACAATATCCAAAGTTAAAAAAACGAAAGATGCCAAGGATAAATGGTGATAGAGATATGTATGATATACCACCAAGTCAGTTATAAAGGAGTGAGTAACAATGTTAGTTGAAGATAAAACAAAATATTGCTGGGTGGATGACGAAATAGCAGGTGAACCACAAGGCAGTATTAAAGATGCCATCTTAGACTATGTAGATAATGAATATAACTATGGTGATTTTGATGCTTTAAGTCGAGAAGAATTGTTGCAAACAACAATAGAAATAGGTCATCCATACCGATATGTGCCAGAGATAGACGGCGAACGAGTAATTTGGAATGTGTGTGATTACGATTTAGATGATGAAATCGAAGAATGGTCAGATGATTACATGAAAGATGTTAAAAACGAACACATTGACGAACTGAGCGAAGAACTAACAAAAGTATTCCAAGCGTGGGAAAAACGTCATGGGTACGATCTCAAATCTTGGGTAGTGCAAGAAACAAAACCATATCGTATTGGTGATTACGTTGATTAATAGTGGTATTGATTATGAAAGTACCATGTAATGGGCGAGTATATAGGAGATGCATATATGGACGAAAAAGATATTCAATATGTTCTTGGTAGACATTTATTTCGTAAGAAAATATGCATACCAAATGTGAGTATGTATTGCCCCGGAAGAACTGAATATGAAGCCGATTTCGTATATTTTGATTTGAAAACACAATACCTAACAGAAGTCGAAATTAAAACAGATATTCATGATTTTAGGCGAGACTTTAAAAAGAAACGATACCATGACTGTAAGAATGTAAAGTACTTGTATTATGCAATGCCAAGAAGTTTGTATGAAGAAAATAGAAATGAGATCAATTTCTTTCTTAAAGGTGCAGGATTGATTTTGATTGATGAAATAGATACAGATGATTTCAGAGGTAATATATACGAGTTTGGCGGATTTGTAAAACGTGCTAAGGCTAGAGATGATTGGTACGAATTAAGTCCTACAGGGTTAATGCATTATTTACGAATTGGATGCATGAAATGGGTGAATAGATAATGCCAACAGATAAGAAGAAAAAAGTTAATAGTAAACGAAAAGGTGCAGATGGCGAACGTGAATTTGCCAAACTATGCAAGGAACATGGATTTGATGTAAGACGAACGCAACAGTATTGCGGAAATACAGGTGATGCCAGCGATTGTGTTGGACTACCTAATATCCACATTGAAGTAAAGCGTGTGCAAGCATTAAATATCGATAAAGCAATGGCACAAGCAATTCACGATAGCGAACATAAAAACGTGATGCCAATCGTGGCACATCGAAAGAATAATGCTAAATGGTTAATCACCATGAGGGCTGATGATTGGTTTGAGATGTATAAAGAAAGCAGGTTGAGTAATGGCAGTTAATACATCAACATATGGTATTCCGTACAACTGCAAAAACTGGTTAGCATTAGCATCAGTAGTATGGGGCAATCTCGATACAAGTGAAGCAATCAAAATTGTAGGCGGTAAAGGTAGCGGATTACCTAAGAAAAGAACCATACAAGATGAATTCAAATTGATTGATGATGTTATCGAACTATGCAAGCAAGGTATGACAAATAGGCAGATAATGACTGCATTGAATTTAACAAGCAATCAAGTAACAAGGGCGAAGATATGGGGTGATTGGATTAATGTTAGTAAAGAGATTGAATGAATATGTTGAGTTGCCTACACGAGGCAGTAAATGGAGTGCTGGTTTAGATCTATATTGTCCGTTCGATGTTGTGGTACCAGCAGATACACAGAAAAAAATACCGCTAGGAATAGCGGTACAGATACCTGACTTTCATGTTGGATTGTTAGTGCCTCGTAGTAGCATGCATAAGACACCGCTACGAATGGCAAATAGCATGGGAGTAATTGATAGCGACTATACAGGGGAGATATGTGCGGTATATGACAATGTATCGTGCAAGAATTACACAATTAAGCGTGGCGAACGTATAGCACAGTTGTTAATTGTTCCGATATTATTGCCTGAGATAGAAGAAACAGACCGATTATATGAAACGGAAAGAGGCAGTAATGGGTTCGGTAGTACTGGCAAATAAAAAAGACAGTAGAAACACAGAAAAAGACAGTAGAAAGACAGTAAAAGGAGAAAACAAATATGAATAAATTAGTATTAGCAACAATGATTATGGGTGCAATCGGTGGTAGTGCATTTGCAAATGGAGTAGTTACAGGACCTGTAGAACCTAACGCACAAGCACCAGTAGTAAGCGGTTATAATTCTGTAGCCGTAGGGGCAAATACAGTAGTTACAGGCACAAATACAATTGCAATTGGCCGTGATAATAAAGTAACAGGAAATGATAGTGTTGTAATCGGTGGTGGTAATGGAACGATTGAAGCCGACCAAGCGAGCGTAATTGGGTACAACAACTATGTAGGCAACAATAAAGAACAAACTGTATTAGGTGCTAACAATACTGTAGACAATCAAGGTGCGGTAGTAGTAGGCACACATAGCGTAGTGCGTGGTATTGATGCGGTAGTCATTGGTAACAATGCATCAGCACCTATTCAAAATTCCGTAGCGATTGGTACGAATAGCCAAACGGATAACCCTGTAGGTGTTCGACAAGTTGTATTAAATGGAGTAACTCACGTGTTCGCAGGTGAGAACCCTAACAGTACAGTGTCATTTGGCAGTAAGAAAAGCGATACATACAGTGGAATTAGCAATTATAACAGACAACTGCATAATGTAAGTGCAGGCCGTGTAGACCCTAGCAGTTTAGATGCGGTCAACGGAAGTCAGTTGTTCGCTGCATATGACGAGATTGAAACAAATGGTACACGCATTGCGAAACTACAAAAGGATGTAAATTGTTTAGATAAACGAGTAACACGAAATACTACGAATATCTCTAATTTGACCTCTAAGGTGGATAACGGATTTACAACGATTAATAACACTCTAACCGCTACAAACGAGCGTGTAGGGCAAAATAGCCAAGCCATTTTGAACAATACGGATAGAATTAATAACAACGAAACACGTATTACAGATTTAGAACGAAACACAGTAGGTCAAATCTCAAACGTGATGCATGAAGTAGCAAAAGCTGGTGCATCTAATGCAGCACTAAGTGCGTTGCATTACCTAGGCTACAATTCTGATGATAAATTAACATTTGCAGTTGGATACGGCCACTACAAAAACGCAAATGATGTAGCACTTGGAATGTTCTATGCACCAACGGAACACGTTATGTTTAGCTTAGGTGCTACATTAGCCAACAAAATGATTAATGCAGGTGTATCCTTTAGACTTGGTAAGGGTTCTGAATATGAAACTAACCATAAAGGCAAAATTAAACAACTTGAAGAACTAGTAAAACAATTAGTAGCAGAAGTAGAAACATTGAAAGCGAATAAATAATGAATGAGATTGAACGAGATATTGAAAGAAGAAAGGTTGAGCATGAAATCGCAAGAATAGAAAATGAGCGAAGAATATCAAAACTTGCAATGGCAAGACATTTAGCGATGCTTGATGCAGAACGAAAGTGTAGAAATGAAAATTTGTTTGCGATTTTATCAATGGGTGTATTAATATGGGCGTTCGTGTTGTTGATTTGCATAACAATCGTGATGTTTTTACCATTGTTTAAGTAAGGGATATAGGCGGTGAAATATCCGCCTTATCATAAGAGGTAACTATGATTGACTTTGAACTATTATCAAGTGCATTAACAATAGTGCATGGGAACGATATATATAAGCCTATTATAAGAAGAAGGCCAGATGGTATTTTCGCTGAATATTGTATAGGTGGTGTAAACATTGCAGTAATGATAAGTATGTTCGATTTGAGAGAAGGACGAATGTCATTAGAAGAATATACAAGGTCAGTACGGAAAAGAGCATTATTTGAATATATGAATTTTGTTGAAAATGAGCGTGATAAAGAATGGAGCAATGCGTATATGCAATGGAAAAAAGAGCAAGAGGACAACAAATGCTAGGTTATAGCGGATATACAGAACATTCAGATTATTACATAGCACCTCATGATACATGGGAAAGTGCGTTTGAATTTCTAAAGCAACTGGCTTATGAAAGTGGCGATAATGAATTTTGTATCGGTGAGGTGCATCAAACAAGCGTGTTAAAGTTTGGAAATATAAAATGGTACAAATGGAATGAAGATAAAGGAGAATGGGAACATGAACGATAAACAATTTACAGATGAGTTATTCAAACGCATGTATGATCTAGGATACAAAAAAGCGGAAATAGAAAACGGAACGATATTCTTTTACAAAGACCGTGAATGTATTTCGCAATGGTCAAATAGAGTTGATATAAGAAGTACGTGTTTTACAGAAGAAAATCAACAGATTGATATTGCAGCATATCTAGGTGTTGTTGATTGGTCAAAAGTGGAAGTTGATACACCGATTTTTGTAAAGAATAGAAGTGAAAATGTGTGGAAGTGTAGATATTTTGCCAAATATGAAGATGGAAAAGTGTATACGTGGTGTGGTGGAAGAACATCTTGGAGTAATGTAATAGCTTATGAACCTGTTAATTGGGATTATGCGGAACTAGCGTTTAAATAGTGAGGTGGAATGCTTGGAAGAATATGAAGAAAAACAACTAATAGAAAAGGCGGTTGAGTACCTACAACCTGTTAAGTTAATTGATGTACAGATTGCATCAATTAAAGAAGAAATCAATCAGTTAAGAGCGAACCTTACATCTATAGGTGTGATTGATTACTCAAAAGACCGAGTAACAGGCGGTGGAACTCCGCAAGGGTTAGAGGGGAGCGTAGCTAGATTTATTGATACAGTAGCAGAACGTGATAAGCGTATTGATGAATTATCAGAGTTAAAATGCGATGCGATCACATTGATTGATAGCCTAGATGAAAAACTAGGAGCGGTCATTCTAAGATATGAGTACATATTGAATACCACAACGGAAGATGCGTACAAGATGATTGGAAATTACTCAACTAAACAGGCGAAACGATATAAGCAACGAGCATTGATTGAATGTGGCGAAAAGTTGTCCGCAAATGTCCGCAAATGTCCGCAAATGTCCGTATAAGTCCAAGTCTATATATAGTAGAATATAAGGTGTAAGAGTTGCCAATGAGCAATTCTAAGAACTAAATAGCAATTGAGGTGCGGTTTTATATTTTGTATTTGAAAATCAACGAGTATTGTTTCTAAGTCATTACAATCTATATTATTTTCTAACTGCACCGCACCTCTTATATTGCATTTTGTAAACTAATACCGCACATATAATCCTTTCCAATGATGCAATAACAACTAACTATACGTTTCATGAGATAAACCTTTTAATAAAAATGTTACATACTACAAACAACTGGCGGTATTAGTTTAGAGGATGTAATTGCATATTGAAAACTAAAGCTATATATGTTCCATTAAGAACCGAGCATCTTGGTTAGTGATAAATACGAGTGCTAGCCGTGATTACAATTCATATGCTCGTGTTGGTGAGAGCCAACTATATAACTTTGGTTTTGAATATGCAATAAAAATGAATAAAACTATCACATAATGAGGTATATCCACGGCGATATATCTCATTTTTTGTATAAAGTTATCAAAAGGGGAGAAATGATGACTGATATATTGTGTTGTAAGAGTAAATGCTTGAACAACAAGAAAGGGAAATGCACGGCTAATGTCATTGAATATGACGGCTTGTGTCAAACATACATTACACAGGGGAACGCAAGAAAAAGTGCATGCGGTTTGTGTGTTAGATCTAATGGGAAGTTAAAGCGGAAAGGCGGTGAAGTACTAAGATGATTAAAGCGATTAAACAATTCATTAAGGATAGAGCGTTATTTAAACGTGCAGCACAAGATTTAGATAACAAAGACTTACAAGCGAAAGCAAAATATGCGTTTGAACATCGTGAAGATAACGTGTTAAGCATTATTGATTGCCTAGCCATTGTGTGCGGTGTATTGATTATAGTCGGTATTGTGTGGTGCTTAATGTGAATTATCAACCTACAATAAAGAAACTACTTAAAGCATTACAAATGAATGGTAGGCGGTATGTAGTCGATGTAAGGCAATCATGGAGTAAATACGATAAGCCTTGCAAGGTATACATCGTTAATCGAATGTATACAGAGGAAGAATACAAACTAACATTTCCTTATAAATACAAAAAGGGAAAAACGTTCAAGCAAGGACAACTATATAAGAAAGAAAGTGAGTATAGCAGTACTAAGCAACATGAAGTACTGCTATTTTTAGTTAAGACATATAAAGGTGGTGATTGATATATGGCAGATGCTAACACCTTAACAGAAAAAGAACGTATATTTGCAGATGAGTATATCAAGACTACCAATGCGACACAGAGTGCTATCAAGGCTGGATATGCAGAAAAAAGTGCATCAAGCAAGGGAAGTCAACTGTTAAGAAAAGTAAAGGTGCGTAAATACATAGATGATGTAATGGAAAAACGCAGTAAAAACACAATCGCAACTGCTGATGAAGTGCTGGAGTACCTAACCAAGGTTATGAATGGTGAAGAAAAAGATGCATTTGGTTTAGATACCTCAATTGCAGATAGAACCAAAGCAGCCGAGTTGTTAGGTAAACGGCACATGCTATTTACTGATAAGGTGAAACTTGATGCAGAAATAGAGATTGATATATCAGACCGCATGAAACAAGCAAGGGTGAAATCAGATGAAGTACAACAAGGCACAACTGATTGATGCGTTGGGTTCGTTCACTCATGATCCATTAGGCTTTGTTTATTTCGCATTCCCTTGGGGAGAAAAAGGAACACCGCTTGAAAACTTTGACGGCCCTGATGAATGGCAAGTAAAGACTTTCAAGAAAATAGGCGAGGAACTACGCAAGGGAAAGTCATTAGCTAAGGCAATACAAATTGCGGTTGCGTCTGGTCATGGTATTGGGAAGTCCGCTTTTTCTTCATTGTTGATATTATTTGCTATTGCTACACATGAGAATACGAGGGGAGTTGTAACCGCTAATACTGATACACAGTTAAGGTCTAAGACTTGGGCTGAGTTAAACAAGTGGTACAACCTGTTCATAGGCAAGGAATTATTTACTTACACAGCAACCGCATTGTTTAGTGCTGATAAGCAGTATGAGAAAACATGGCGGATAGATGCTATTCCATGGAGCGAAAGTAATCCAGAAGCATTTGCAGGCTTGCACAATCAAGGTAACAGAATACTTATCATATTTGATGAAGCATCCGCTATTTCCGATAAGATATGGGAAGTAACAGAGGGTGCATTAACAGATAAGGAAACCGAGATTATATGGTGCGTGTTTGGAAACCCTACACGTAATAGTGGTAGGTTTAGAGAATGTTTTAGAAAGCATCGTGCATATTGGACTACCTATCAGATAGATAGCCGTACTGTTAAAATCTCAAACAAAGCGAAGTTGCAAGAATGGGTTGATATTCATGGTGAGGATAGCGACTTTGTAAAAGTGCGTGTAAGAGGGATATTCCCTAGTGCATCTGACACACAATTCATATCCGCATCAATCGTTGATGAAGCACAAAAGCGAATGTACAGAGTTGGTGAGTTTAACAACCTACCTGTAATTATCGGTGTAGACCCTGCATGGACTGGTGGCGATACGTTAGAAATCGTAATGCGTAATGGCTACGCTATGAAGTGTTTAGCAACCATTGAAAAGAATGACGATGATATGCGTATGGCTAACCTAATAGCACAATTCGAGGATGAATACAAAGCTGATGCGGTATTCATTGACCAAGGGTACGGAACAGGTATTTATAGTATCGGTAAATCAATGGGTAGAAAATGGCGGTTAGTTGCCTTTGGTGGTGCATCGCCTAACAATATGTACCTCAATATGAGAGCGTACATGTGGGGTGAAATGAAAGAGTGGCTAAAAGAGGGCGGTTCGATTCCTAATGAGCAAGGATTGTATGATGACCTCGTAGGCCCTGAAGCGATCATTGATAAAAACGGCCGAATACAACTTGAAAGCAAGAAAGATATGAAAGAGCGTGGCTTACCATCACCAAACAAAGGCGATGCATTAGCCTTGACCTTTGCATTTAGGGTCACTAAAAAAGTAAATGGCAATCACAGAAGAGTAGCGAATACAGAGTACAAACCATTTGGGTAAAGGGGGAATGTGAATGTGTATGAAAGCTAAGACACCAAGTGTTACTACACCAGCACCAGCACCAGTCGCACAGACTGATGACATGACGCAAAAGAAAGATGAGCAATGGTTTACAGATAAGAAACGTAAGAAAACTGGGTATGATAGTACCATCTTGGCTAGTGCATTGAGTCAAGCCACAGGCAAAACAACATTAGGCGGTTAATATGAGTACTATCTTATCAAGCCTAGCAAGGCAACCAACAGAAAAGCCTGTAACTAAACCAAAAGACTACAAGAAAATAAAAGCTAAATTCAATCAGATGTTCACCAATCGTCAAAAGTACGTTGAGAAATGGAAGATGATTAGAGATTATCAGTTGCCATTCCTTGGTGTATTCGATGGCGAACAAGACCAATCGAAACTATATACCGATAAAATCCTTACTGGTATTGCATGGGAAAGTTGCCAGATATTTGCTAGTGGTGTAATGAGTGGAATGACACCACCTAGCCGTAAGTGGTTTAAATTAACCATGGAAAATACGGATATGGCGGCGAATAGCGATGTAGCGAAAGTATTAGATGAACGTGAAGAAATATTGTATGCAGTATTTGCAAAATCCAATTTCTACAATGTGGTTCACCAAGTCTATATGGAACTACCATTTGGACAAGCGCCTATGTCAATCATGCCTGATGGTAAAGTTGGTGTACGTTTCACATCGTATCCAATCGGTACTTACGCATTAGAATGTAATGCTAATGGTGAGGTTAACACGTTTGGGCGGAAATATAACATGACTTGCGACCAACTCGTGGAAGAGTTTGGATATGATAACTGTACCGATAAGATTAAAAACGCATACGATGACGGCAAGGGTAATGCATCTACATATACTGTTTGTTGGCTTGTGTGCGAAAACAAAGACCGTAACGGAAAATTAGGTAATAAGAACATGCCTTACTCCTCTATTTACTGGGTTGAGGGGAGTAGGGATGATGAAATCTTGCGACATAGTGGATATGAAGAATGGCCTATTCCGATTGCACGGCACACCACACATGATCTAAATGGCTATGGCAAGGGCAGTGCATGGTTCGCACAATCTGATGCGATGATGTTGCAGAAGTTGGAACTAGACCGATTAACAGCTATTGAGTTAGGTGTAAAGCCACCTATGGCCGTTACATCCGATGTAATCGGTAGTGTATCGCTATTTCCGGGCGGTATAACCGAAGTCGATACAGGCGGTAAGGTTGAGCCTATCTTTAATGTAGGTATCAATCTTGATTGGATAATGCAACAAATCATTGAAGTTAAAGACAGTATCAAGCGTGCATATAGTGCTGACTTATTCCTTATGCTAGACAATATGGACAATGGACAAATGACGGCAAGGGAAGTCATGGAACGCACGCAAGAGAAGTTACAACAATTAGGGCCTGTAGTGGAACGGCTACTATCTGAATTTCTTAATCCGATTATCGAACGTACCTATGCGATATTAGATCGTGCAGGTGTATTTCCACCAATCGATGAAGCATTAGCGGAAGAGTTAAACGGCCAAGATGTGAAGATAGAATACATTTCACCATTGGCACAGGCACAGAAAGTATCTTCATTAACATCAATTGAACAGTATTTTGCATTCCTTATGTCATTAGCACAGGGCAATCCTAATATCCTACAAAAATTCAATTTTGAGGAAGCAGCGGATTATTATGGTGTTAACCTCGGTGTACCTGCAAAAGTAATTGTATCCAACGATGAATACCAAGCTAAGATGGAAGAACAACAACAGGCGCAACAAGAACAAGAGGAACAAGCACAAATGATACAAGCAGCACAATTAGCACCTCAAATGGCTAGTGCAGCAAAACAAGCAACCGATGCAGCAAATGATGGAAACCCTGTAATGCAACAGTTAATGGGAATGGGGTACTAGATGAAACAAAAAAGAGATTATATGCGAGAGCGTGATATTGAAGCGCTAAACCACGTACTGAGCGATGAACTTGGTAGGTGGTTTTTTTATCGCATATTAGACCGAGCAAAACTTAATAGCCAATCATTCACAGGCAACAGTACAACATTCTTCAATGAGGGAATGAGGGCTGTTGCTATTTTATTACAAAACGATTTAGGGAAGATTGGCGATGGTGTAGAGGGTGTTAAGAAATACCACCTAGCACAAATAGAAAATATTCAGATGCAGAAATATTTTAAAACACTTGAAGAGAACGAATTAAAGAAAGGTGAATAACCATGGATGAAAATTTAGAACAAGGCACAAACAATAACACGGATAGTGCAAATGGTGGTACACCACAAGATGCGAACACACAAGACCAACAAAGTACGATTTTAGGCGGTGGCGGTGATACTAACACCGACCAACCTGCAGAACCTACTGTATATGATTTCTCAACTGCATTTGATGGTGGCGAAGTTGACCAAACCATCGCAGATGAGTTTTCTAAAATGCTTAATGGTGTAGGTGCTACGCAAGAGCAAGCATTGCAGATGGCTAAGTTTGGCAATCAATATGCAACCAATCTTGTAACGGCCTATGAAAACCAAAAGCAAGAAGCACTCAAAGCACAATACGATGGGTATGCAGAAAACGCTAAAAAGGTATTAGGGAACAAATTCGATACTACTGTTAGCCAAGCGGCCGCAGGTGTTGAAGCGGTAGAAAAGACAATTCCTAATATCCGTGAAATCCTAGCAGAAAATGGCTTGGGTAATCGTGTAGAAGTAATTCAACTATTCGCACATATTGCTGGTATGGCAAGTGAAGATAGTAACGCAGGGAACAACAGACCTGCAAATAATCAATCTGACGAAGCTATTAGACGGAATATGTATCCGTCCATGTTTAAAGATTAAAGGAGATTAATTAATGGCTACAATTGGAACTAACAATCCTACATTATTGGATTTACAAACTCGTATGGATCCAAATGGTAAAATTGCACAAATCATTGAGCAATTGAACCAAACAAACGAAATTATTCAAGACATGACAATGATTGAATGTAATGATGGCACACATAACAAAACAACAGTACGTACTGGCTTGCCTGAGGCTACATGGCGCATGCTTTATGGCGGTGTACAACCTAGCAAATCTACTACAAAACAAATTACCGACACTTGCGGTATGTTGGAGGCTTACTCCGAAGTAGATGCTAAGTTGGTTAAATTGTCTAATGACCCTGTAGCATTCCGTGCTACAGAAGATGCTGCATTTGTTGAGGCTATGGGTCAAGAAATCGCACGTACACTTTTCTATGGTGATGAAAGTACACCTGAAAAGTTTGTTGGTTTATCCGCACGTTTTAATACATTAGACCCTAAGAAAGCTGATAGCGCTAAGAACATTATCGATGCTGGCGGTACTGCTAACCTTGCATCTATGTGGCTTGTGGGTTGGGGCCCTCTTACTGTACATGGTATTTATCCACGTGGTACAGAGGCTGGCTTGCAACAAGAAGATAAAGGTAAAACTACAATCACTAAACCTGACGGCTCTTTGTTTGAGGCGTATCGTACTCACTTTGAACAAAACATCGGTTTGTGCGTTCGTGATTGGCGATATGTAGTACGTATCGCTAATATCGATATGAAATCTATCAAAGAAGATATTTCCGCAGGCCCTAATTTGATTAATTTGATGATCCGTGCAGAAGAAAAAATGCATAGCTTAACTGGATGTAGACCAGTATGGTATATGAACCAAGAATTGCGTACATTCTTACGCTTGCAAAAAAACAAAGTGCATGGTTCTACTATCACAGAAGATATGGAAATGGGTAAAATGGTTACTCGTGCGAATAGTATTCCTGTTCGTAAAATTGATGCATTGCTTTCCACCGAAGCACGTGTTACTGCATAGTAGAGAGGAGAAAATACATGATTATCGATACTTTAAATACATTCCATTGGAAACGTGAATTATCTGGCAATGTCAGCTCCGATGTTATGGTTACTAGCGGTGATGCTGACCCTAACTTGTGGTTAGTTGTTCGTGTAGACAAAGCATTAACTGGTACTGCATTAATCAACGTATATACATCTGATACAGAAAACATTGCTAATCCTGTATTGTTGCATGGTATTACATTACCAGCCAATGCACCAGCTGGGTACGAATATAAAGTGCGCTTGGCAAATGGTGTTAAACGTTATACACGTGCTAATGTCAACAATGCAACGGCTGGCACAATTTCTGTATTCTTAACTAGCGGTATCACTAGCAAATAGGGGGTAACATGGAATACATTGCAAAAGTAACTTTGTATCACAATACAAAGGGTTTAATTGAAGAAGGACAAACAGTAGAACTTACAAAAGAAGAAGTAGCTGAATACGATAAAGATTACTTCAATGATTTGTTTGAAGCTGTAGGTGCAGAAGAAACCGAAGATGGCGAAGATAAGCCAAAGACTAAATCTAAAGGCAAGAAAACGGAAGAAACTGCAGAATAATAGAATGAGGGGTGCTTATGCATCCCTCTTTTTCACTATAAAAAGGGGGCAATATGACACCTACTGATATTTGTAATATGGCTCTTAGTCTTATCAATGGCGGTAGGATATACGGCCTTGATGAAGAAACAGAAACGGCTAGACAGTGCAGATTGCATTACGATGCGACACGCAAGATGCTACTATCTCAATACGAATGGAATTTCGCTCGTAAGCGTGAAGAGTGTGTGTTATCTGAACATAAGTTAGCTGGCTATGAATTTGTGTATGCGTATCCTGAAAAGTGCATCCGCATTCTTGGGGTTATTCCTAAAGGGGAACGATTTAAAGCGGAAAGCCAAAAGGAATATGATGTGTTTACGTTTGACGATAACACAAAGTACATAGTAAGCGATGTACCGCTTGCGTACATTGATTATGTGTACGATGTGCAAGATATAGATGTATTTAGTCCTGTATTCGTACAGGCCTTGAAATCTAAAATGGGGTCAGAACTAGCCATGCCATTAACTGGTAATAGTGGTTTATTCGACCAATGTTATAAACTCTATCAAGCAGCAACGCAAGAGGCCAAGAGTTTGAGTGCTAAAGAACGTAGGCAAGATATGCCATATATTTCTAACTATGTAAAAGCAAGGAGTTGGTAATCATGAAACCAATGTATATATCACAACTTGCATTTACAACTGGTGAGATTTCGCCTGATGTATCTAGGCGGTTTGACTTAGATCAATTCAAAAGTGCATTACTGTTAGCAGAAAATGCAGTCATCAGACCTTATGGCGCAGTAGCTAGACGGCAAGGGTCAGAATATATAGGGCAAGTCAAAAACAAGGATAAGTCTACACGGCTATTTGAATTTACGGCCGAGAAAAATAAATCATTCCTACTCGAAATCGGAGAGCAGTACATCCGAGTGTGGCGGAATGGTATCTATACAGGTATAGAATTACAGACACCCTTTGAAAGTGATGTAGTTGATAAATTGAACTGCATCCAAAGTGGCGATGTAATGTTCATTTGTAGTGGTAAGTATCCAGTTAAAACGCTATCACGATATAGCGATACAGATTGGCGATTTGATACATACAAGTTATCAGAGCAACCATACGGCGAAGTTAACATCGACAAAGAAAGTACTGTAATCTTAAATGGCGATACATTAACCGCCACAAAAGATATATTCAACGCTGATATGGTTCATTCTGTAATGCAGATTGAACATTATGTAAAAGCGATTATAACAAGTGAAATAGGAAAAGTGATAAAAGGCAGTTATGATGGTGATGATGAACGTATTCTTATGGCTGAAAATAAATACAATAACATCAACTACAACGTAGAACAATTCAGTAGCGATGAGGATTTATCATGGAAATTCACATCACACGGCACATGGAATGGTACTGTTAAAATCCAAATCAGTAATGACAATGGCACTACATGGAAAGATTACAGGGTATACACATCCAACAATGACTATAACGTAACCGACACAGGCAAGGTTACACCTAGTGCTAAATTGAAAGTTGTATCTGATTTAAAAGGCGGTAGTGTTAATGTAGACCTATCATTCTTACCACATTCTAACTACGGTGTGGTTGAAATCAAAGAATTTGTGGATAGTAAGCACGTTAAAGTAAATGTATTGAATAGCGTTGTAGAAAATGAAGCTACCTCTAAATTTAGATTTGGACAATGGGGCAAAGGCCTTGGTTATCCTCGTGTATGTACGTTTTATCAAGATAGATTTATATTAGCATCTAGCTTTCAATATCCTAACTACATATGGTTTAGTCGCACAGGTGATTATTCCAACTTTGGTGTAGAAAAGGTAGGCGGAACGATTACAGATGATAGTGCAATCACACTACCAGTAATTAACCGCAAAATGTATGACATTCGACACTTGATACCTGCTAACGACCTATTGATTTTAACCAGTGGTAACGAATGGATAATCGATGGTTCTAAAACAATCACACCGACTAACTGCAATCTACGCACACAAACCCAACGTGGTGCATCTGAATGTGAGCCACAATACATAGGGAATAGATGCGTGTATGTGCAAGCTAGAGGGTGCGTAGTACGTGATTTAGGGTATTCCTATGAAAGCGATAACTACACAGGGGCTGACTTAACTCTATTCGTTAAGCATTTAACAAAGTATCGTAACTTTATCACAAGTGCTTATGCACAAGATCCAGATAGTATCGTTTACTACGTAACAGATGATGGCAATATCGATTGTCTAACTTACATTCCTGAGCAAAAGGTATACGCATGGTCGCACTTCACCACAAAAGGCAAATACAAATACGCTGAGAGTGTAGCTGAGGGCGAGCAAGATAGTTTGTATGTAATCGTTGAGCGTGATTTCAAAAGCGGTACAGTGATGTGTATTGAACGATTTGAGCCAATGTACAATGCGGATAATAACAACGTGTACATGGATTGTTATATTAGACAAACTAGCACAGAGAATATCAGTACTATCACAGTACCTCATCTGATTGGTGAGGATGTGCAAATTGTTGTTAATGGTAGGGAACGGCCAATTAAGGAAGTACCACCTACTGCAATTGTTAATATCGATGGTAAAGCACAAAGCGTAGCCGTTGGTATTAACTACACTACACGATTACGTATTCCAAGTATCGAAATGCAAATACAAGATGGTACGTTGCAAGGCCGACTATTAACAATGAGTAGGCTATCACTCAATATCTTAAATTCATTCGGTGGCAAAATCGGAAGAAACTTCAACCATATGGATGATATTTCATTACCGCCACTCAAGTTATATAGTGGCGATAAGGTATGTATATTGCCAAAATTCGATGGAGTGTACTCAACCGATGCATCTGTATGTATTTTGCACGAAAAACCTTATCCATTTAACCTTTTAAGCGTTACAAGAGAAATAGAAATAGGTGGTGGTTTTCCAAATGTTACAGGACTTTGAGATTTGCCCTGTAAGGCACACTTCATTAATTCATGACTTATATATCAACTTACGAGCCATAGACACCTTAGAGGTCAATATAGCGAACCAAAATTTCCCGAATTATGGAAAAAATGATTTCATGAGGGATATATGCAGTGATGATTATGAAAACCACATTGTAATTGAGAATGATGTACCAATAGCCGTATATGGTATTTCAAAAAAGCCAATTAACGGAATGTACTGTATTTATTTTTTAGGGAATAAGATACTAGATACTAATTTGAAATTACAAAAGGAATTTCTGAAGCGAAGTAACGCAATCATAAAAGAGTGGCTATCCACTCATGAATGTTTATTCAATTTCATACATAAGAAAAATAACCGCTCGAAGCGATGGCTTACATCACTAGGGGCGGTTATTCATTCTGATATAACGCATAACGGAATGGAATTATTTACATTGAGAAAGGGGGATGCGAATGTGTAATCCTATTGCATTAATGGCAGGTCAAATGGTTACTCAATTATGGGGGCAACACCAACAGACAAAAGCACAAACTGCAATGTACAATGCACAGGCACAGGCAGCAGAAGCTAATGCACGTATATCTGACAGGAAACAACAGGATATTGCTAATCAAGCACTACAAGAGCGTGATAAGATGGACAATAAAATGCGGTTGATTGCAGGTCAGAATACGGCAGAAGCAGGCGCTACAGGGTTATCCATGAGTGGTACACCATTACAATTAATGGCTAGTAGCTACGATGAATACAACAAGGATATTAACAATTGGGAAACTAACAAAAATAACAGTATCTACAATGAATATCTAAATGGGGTTAATTATCGCAATGAAGCTAGTAGTGCAAGAGCGGCTGCATCCAATGCTAAAACACAAGGGCGATTGCAAATGCTTGGTACTATCTTGAGTGGCGCATCTAGTATATATGGGATGAAACAACAATATACTGGTGGTAAATACCAAACTCAATATGGCGGTGATGTAAATGGTGTAACAGAAAGACCAGTTAGAACAGTTAAGAAAGTTTGGACTTTTAACGGCAGGTAACTATGAAATTAGTTAATTATGAACAAAATGAAAGATTGAATACAGTTAATGGTGAGTTTAGACCAACAATCAATGCGGAAGCATATGGTGTTAATCAAAACGGAATTAACACATTTGCAAAAGCATTGGATGATGCATCTAAAACTTGGCTTGAAATCGACAAACAGAAAGATTATATCAATGCTACAAATGCTATTAACGAATTTAATCAAAAAGTAACTGAATTAAAATTTGATAAAGATAAAGGGTTAATGTACCAAAAAGGTATGAATGCACAAGGGATACTACCTACATACCTTGAGAGTACACAAAAATTCCAAAGCGAACTTGCTGCTAAATATAACTTACGTACAACTGATGCGGTAAACGCTTTCAATAAAGCGGTTGAAACATCAAAAACAAACGATTTAGATGGTATATCTAGGTACATGAGGGGTCAGTACGAGGATGCACTAAGCACTGCTACACAAAATCAAATCAATAACTTGAATAACAATCTGTTACAAACGAATGATGTTAATCAACAAATGAAAACATTAACATTAACAGGCGATTTAATAGAAGCAACTGGTAAACAATTAGGGCTTGATGATGAACAAATATCATCTAAAAAACAACAAAACTATGATCTTAATGCTAAAACCTTATTAGATAAAACTGTTGCTGATAACAATTCAGAAACATTGGATAAGCAGTTGACTGCATTAACTGGGCTTGCTAGTGAGAATGTATTAACACCATACAGGAAAATGTACCAACAAATGGGTATAAACAAAATCGCTAACAATGAAAACGATTTCGGCGCAATTCGATTGGCTGCAGGCGATGATGTAAATCGTGGTATGGACATTATGGGTTCACGCATACGTTCGCAAATGGAAGCCAAAAACAAGGAAGCCATGCAGTCAGGTATTGGTGCTAATCAACATTTATGGAAGTTAGCACAATATGCACATAATAAGTATGGTATCAATACAGAAATTGCATATAGGCAGTTGTATGCAGAGGGAACGCTTGGCGGTGAACTCAGTAGGCTGGCAAAAGAAAATCGTAACTATGCAGGATTAACTCAATCAGAGCCTAATGGAGAAGATAACAAACAACCAGATGGAACGAATTATTACAAAGTGTATAATTCCGATGAAGAGTTTGTGGATGATTGGATTGAACACTATATTAAACCAAATGGCGCAGTCAACGCACAGAGCATAGATGAATACGCTGATAAGTTAAAAGCAGGTGGATATTATGGCGCAGATGCAGGCCATTATAAAGAATTAATGCGCAATGCACCTATGACTAAAGGCGGTCAACCTGTTTATTCGGAAGATCAGATTGAAAAGGCTGTTAAACAAGGCCGTGAAAATTATAAAGGTTGGCTGACAATGCAAATGAACATCGAAGCCAAGCAGGCTAAAGATAGAATTACTGCAGCTAAAATTGTATATAACCAATTAATAGCAAAAGGCGATTATGTAGGTGCATCATCTTATGCACACGCACAAGCAGCAGGCGCACAGACCGATATGGAAAAGGAAGCGTGGAGCGGTACAGAAGCATCAATGCGACCTAAACTTGATTCTATGTATGAAAAAGGCCTTAAACTGAATGCAAAACAAAAGTTTGAGTTGAAAAAATATGCTGAAACTCATACATACGAAGAAACACTAGCACACGCACAGAGAGTGTACCCTGATAAAGTTGTTGATGATAGTTTTGATGGAGTGTTACTCGAAGCAAACGATAACCGATTAAAGGCCAACAAAATTGATTTAACACCTTATGATAGCGAAATACAAAGTGCGTTGCCTGCTGACAAATCATTGCGTTCAAGTTTTGAATATGGTGTTAAACAAGAGATGTTAAGCCGTAAAGCTGACTTTGAAAGCAAACACGGCAGAGCGCCTACAGAAGCAGAAATGCATGATATATTTGAGGGCGCATTGGCAACACAAACATTACGAAGTACGGAAAAACCATATTTCGGTGATGGTGATGATTATAGCGCACCTATTAGCGCAGCAAGCAACAGAGCAATGGGTATTGTGCATGTTGAACCTGTTGGCAACCATTATGTGCGTGTAACATATCAAGATGGCTCAACAAGAGATATTTACGAAAGCGTGTATAACAACATGCAAAGAAGATATAACGATAACGGAGATTAAAAATGGCTAAACAAACACTTGAACAAGAACGGCAAGAAGCACTAGCTGTACAGAATGGCTATGTTAAAACATCACCATCTTTTAGTGCTAGTGCTGGTGTTCAGTCTAAACCTACTGGCGGTTTTACTGAGGTTGGTAATGCAATAGGTGCAGGGATAGATACAACGGCACAAGTAGTTGATAATGCTATTAATGCAATTAAGGCTATTGCAAACACACCACGCACAATGGAAGAAACTAATGCTGATGGTACAACCACATATTATCCGTTTGGTAAAGCTGACAATCCATACCAAGGTTTAGAACCATTAGGACAGTCATTACAAAAAGTACTTCCTACAAGTGTTGTTAGTAATACGGATAGATTGTTCCTATACAATAATGATACCCTACGTTATAACGAAGCAGTTAGAATGGGAAAAGTATTAGATATTGACCCTGATGTAATTATGCGTGGTGATGATAAAGCATTTGAACGTGCTGATTACTTATCAAGACGAGTTGAACGTGGCGCAGTATTACAAGATATATATGATGAATTTCCTGAGTTGTATAAAGTGAAATATGGTTCACAGGCTGAACAATTACAAGCAATCAACAATCTACAATCAATTCGTGCTACGAAATCTACGTTCGATGCAATTCAACAAGGTATTTGGTCTATGAACGATCAGATGAAGTTAGGTGATGTTGGTTTTGAATTGGCACATACAAAAGACCCTGAACGCATTAACGAATTAACATCAGAAATGGAACGCTTGCAAAATAACTTGCGCAACTACCGAACACCTGATGGAACTAATCCATTACAAGAAGTATTCGGACAAACGGCAGCACAAGCATACATGATGGGGAAACAAGGCGGTACAGGTGCAATCATAGGCGGTGCAATTGGTGCGGTAATTGGCGGTTTAACCACAGATGGTGTAGGTATGGGTGCAGGTGCAGTAACTGGTGCTAAATGGGGTGGCGGTGCTGACATGGCATATGAAATGTACAAAATGTCATTCGGTAACAAATACCTAGAACTCATTAATAAACGTGATGCAAATGGTAACAAAGTATACTCTAATGATGAAGCCTATAAATACGCTATGACATATGCTGCAGTTGATACAGGTATTGAAATGGCATCTACACGTTTCATGGTTAAAGGCATCGGTAAAGTAGCGCCTAAAGCTGTTATGTCAAAAGTATTACAAGGTGCTACAAGTGATACAATCGCAACATTTAATAGGGGCATTGGCACTACTGTTGCACAAATGGCCAAAGCATCTGTTAAGGCTGGCGGTTCTGAATTGGTTGAAGAGGGATTGCAAGACATTAACGAAAAATTCCAACATAACCTATACCGCAATGCTAATGACCCTGAGGGAGTATATTCCATAGGTGATATGGCAGTGGGTGCAGGCGGTGCAATGCTACAAGCATTACCAGCTGTAATCGGTTTAGGTGCAATTGGTGGCGGTATTAGTGGTATCCACACCATGAAAGCGTTCCATGAATTTCAAAAGCTAACACCTGAGCAACAACAACAAGCCGTGATGGCAGAACAAAATCGAAATGGTACTACTATCATGCAAGCATTAAAACAAGATGCAGTATCAAATAAAATGGCAAAAGAAAACCCTGAGTTGTATGGAAAAATTGTACAAGCACAGGGTGATAATGTAGGTGTATCTACTGCATATGTGAATGTCAATGAAATGGCAGAAACCGAAGAGGGCCAACAAGCCATTAAGAATATGATTGATAGTGGTTTGGTAACACAAGAGGAAGTATCAAAGAGCATTGAAGCTGATGCAGATATTCCTGTACCAATTGGGAAGTATGCACAATTAAGCGGTGGCTTAACGGAAGAAACTGTAAAGGCACTAGAAGAAAGTACATACTTTACTCGTGGCGGTATGTCTATGAAAACCCTTGAACGTGCAAAAGCGGAAGTAGAAGCCTTTAACAATAATCTAGTTGATGCTACCGAAAAGAAGGCCGAACGTGTTAAAGAAAGCATTATTCGTGATGAATTTGAAGGTGCAAGCGATGTAGATCGTGAAGTACTAGACCAAGTATTTACCAACCCTACACAGGTTAAACAAGCATACAATAATTTGTACAAAAACCTAGTGCAAGCGTATCGTGAAAACTACGCAAGCGACTTTGACAATATGGATACTGACATTAAAGAAGCTACGGCAAGCGGTGTAGAGCCACAATGGTTGACCGATTATAAGTCTAATAATGGCGGTAAAGCACCACGCACTAATGCAGAACGTAGACGTGCAGCGTACCATTCAAGCGTAGCGAAAGCACAAACTGCATTTGCTGATAATGCGGAAGCACTTAACCAAAGCAATATCCATCATGCTGATATGGAACATACCTTGCAACAAATTGAAAGCCTCGAGAGATTGCATGATAAGATTTTCACATTAGCCGATAACGATATAGCGTTACGGATGCAACTATCCAAGAGTGGCTATGAAGTGTACAACAAAGTTGTTAAAGCGATTGGCGAAAGTACCGATAGAAAACAACGTGAAACGGCAAAAGCTAATGCATTATTGATGGCACAACATGCTGATGTAATGGCACAATATATGCGACAAATGGGCCGTGGTGGTTATACTGCTATGGATTATTTGCGTGATAGCGTGCGTATCAATATGAATGCTGTTTTAGAAAACCAAAAAGGGTATAATCAAAATACAAAAGCAGTATGGGAAAGCAAACTTGATAAAGTATTAAGTGATTGGGCTAACAATGTAGATAATGCTAATAATATAGGAAGTAAAAAAATAATAGATATAATGGATTCACCATTAGTCTTTGACTTAATTAATCTTGACTTAAAAAAAATCAAAATTACAGGCGGTGTTTTGCATAAAATATTGCGTGCACCTGTATTTGATTCTAACGGTAAAAGAATTTTATCTGGACATAATGATACAGTTTCCATTGATATGTTGAAACAGTTACCTAATACCATTGCAAACCCATCTGCAATATTTAGTGCAGATAATGGCCAAAAAATTATCATTATAACTGAAGTAATTGGTTTAAACGGAAAGCCTATAATGATGCCAATATTATTGAACAAATATAATAATAGAGGTGATTATCATGTTGTACAATCTTATTATGCTAGAAATACGAATATAGCGTATTATGATTTGTTATTGGGTGGGGATTTAATATATATAAACAAAGAACGACTTAGTAATAATCCAAAAAACCAGCCACCATGGCTTGGGGGGATTAAACTAAGTCGTTCATTTATTAATAGTATACCAAATGAAAAAGATTTAGACAATCTCCGAAAGAAACATAATTATCAGTACTACCAATCCGCATGGCATGGTTCACCACATGATTTTGATGAATTTGATTTAGGTGCTATTGGTACTGGTGAGGGTAATCAAGTACATGGTTGGGGTTTGTATTTTGCTAAAGATAAAAAAGTATCTGATTTATATAGACGTGAATTATCTTTAATTCATGATGTTGATAAAGGCACATTATTTAAAGTTGATGTTCCAGATACTAAAACAATGATTGATGAGCAACAGTCATTAAATGTTTTAAGTAAAGAAACAAAGCAAAATTTAAATGCAGCAATTAATGCGTTACCAGAACAAGAAAAAGAAGTATTTATCAATGAATATACGAACAGTCCTTTATTTAACCATTATGCAAAAAAAGAAATTGATGAGTTACAAAGCGATTTTGATCGACTAGATACTGAGTACAACTTACTCAAAGATAAATACCTTGATGAATATATTGATGGAGAACTTAACACAATTGCTCAGAGAAATATAAATAGATTAGCTGAAAAATATAACATTGATTTAAAGGCATTGAAAGAAAATCCAAATAGTATAAAAGATATAAAAAATCAACTAGATACTATGTGGTTTAATGCTTTTAAAGAAAGTGGTATGGCTGGCAAAAAGTATAGGGAAGTTTATTGGGGCAAGTATAAAAATGATTTTTCCACACTATTAAATGATGGTGGCATAAATGGTAGAGATTTTTATACGGCATTATCTAAAGCATTAGGTGGTGCAAAACAAGCATCAGAACATCTTAATAAGTATGGTGTTAAAGGTATTACTTATATTGGCGAACAAGACGGACGATGCTATGTAGTGTTCGATGATAAAGCAATCAAAGTCATTGAAAAGTACAACCAATCTGTTAATGGCATGACCGAAATCATGAGCGATGGTGAACGCATCATCAGCATTTTCAAAACTGCTGATAGAAGTACATTCTTACACGAAATGGGGCATGTGTTCTTTGATGATATTCAAAAACTAGCATCAACGGACAATGCACCTAAACAATTACTCGATGATTGGAACGCACTCAAAGAGTGGAGCGGTTGGGTTGATGGCGATAATGTAGACAATACCAAAGCACATGAGAAATTCGCACGAGGTTGGGAAAGCTATTTACGAAGTGGTGAAGCACCAACAAAAGGCTTACAACGAGTATTCCGTCAATTCTCTAAATGGCTAACTCGCATTTATCGTAGTGTTCAACGATTGGGCGGTGAAGTACCATCTGACATTAAAGATATAATGGCACGCATGATAGCTACACAAGATGATATTGAAAACTACGCACATGAGCAAGCATTAGAGCAGTTTGAAAATACAAAATTGTATCAACAGTTGAGTGAAACCGAACAGGCACGAGTACAAGGATACATCGCTGACATTAAAGAAAAAGCAAAAGAACGTGTAATGCGCAAGTATATGAAAGAGTTAGACAATCGACCTATTAAAGAATGGGAAGAAGTGAAAGACGATGTACAAGTTGAAATCGAAAAGCGTTTAATCGAAGAATATCCTATCTATAAAGAACATCAACGATATATGGCATTGGGTGATGGTGCATTGGAAAATACTCAATATCGAACTATTGAGGGGTTAGAAAAGGCGGAACGTGAGGAAGCTGGCAGTACTTATGATGAAGCCGTAGCACAGGAAATGGAAAACGCTAGAAATGAGTTTGTTAATGATCCGAACGCAGGAAAATCTAACCAAGAAATAGCCGAAGAAATGTTATTATCCAATCAAGGACAAATGGAACTTACACAGGAAGAGGCACGTCTAATAAAAGCACATACCAATAAGGAACTAGCTAAAAACTGGGTATTATTGGATAAGTTGCAAAAGCTAGATGTAAATAGTGAAAACCTAGATGCAGAGCTAGCACCGATTGAGCAAGAACTAACTAAAGAACAATTGCTACGAAAGGACAAAGCAAAAGTTGATAAAGAGTTAGGAAGTGTTTCAAAAGAATTAGATAAAGCCAATGATGAAATCGATAACCTAAAAGCACAACAGGAGCAAATACAAGAACAAGCTAGAGAACGTGAACTTGATTTGAAAGATAAAAATAACGAATTATCTAAACGCTTAACAGCGATCACGAATAGACTTGATAAAGTGCTAGAGCAAAAAGAACGCTTGCAAGAGCGTATGCAAGAACGCATGGACAATAAAGCATTGTCTAATGAAGAGCGAATTGAAAAGCTAATGGATGAATTGCAAGAACGCATTGATGCGGTGCGTGCAATTCGTGATGGTGGATTTGGTACTATTCCGAAATACATGGAACGTGCTAAAAATGAATTAGGCGATTTGACATTATCTCAAGCTAGCCAGTACAAGAAGTACCAAAATCAAGCCGTAAGAGATGGTAAGAAAGCAGATAGTGCATTGGCTGTTGGTAAAGTTGACGAAGCATTATATGCTAAACAATCTCAAATGCTTAATCAAGCAAGGGCAAGAGTAGCGTTTGAAAATTCAAAAGCTATTAAGAAACTACGCACTAAACTATTAGACCAATTAGGCAGAATTACACGAAGTCAAAACCCTATCATGATTGAACCTAATATGCGTTATTTCTATACACATATGGCATATCAAATGGGATTGATTAAGTACGATGGCTTACAACCTGTTAATGGTTTTGACATGATGGCCGTAATTAAAGCGCTCGATGCAGATGCTGACATTATGGGAGATAAGGAAGCGACTGTACAACTTGAACCATGGATATACGAAATGTTCGATGCTAAATCACCTAGAACGTTTAGTACTCTCAAAATGAGTGAACTCGAACAATTAGAGGAACTCATGACAGGAATGTACAAAAGCGGTAGAAATCAATATGAGGGAAGTACACTAATCGATGAAAAAGGAAATAACGTTACATTTGACGAAGCTATATTCCAAATCATTGATAAGGCAACCGAAACATTTGGTAGAGATAATGGGAATGTATTCAATGAGTTAAACAACCGCAGCCGTGCAGATGCATTGTCTAATACATTGAATAACTTTAACTTGTCATTATTGAAAGTCGAAACATTCTTACGCAGGTTGGATGGCGGAAAGAATGGCCCTGCAGTTAGATATATTTACGAGCCAATTAATAAAGCTACTCAGAAATTTAACGAGTACAAAGAAAAATCTATGTATAGATTGGCCAGAGATGTAAAAGCGGTATATTCAAATAAACAACTCTTTGATGTTCGTAATGATCATCTTTATAGCGTAGGCGAATTACGCAACGTTACCAAAGAACAAATCATCATGCTTGCATTGAATTGGGGTACAGAAAAGAATAGACAACGTGCATTGGAAACTATCCAAAGTAATGAAGTAGAAATGGAGAGAGCGTTCCAAGAATATATGACGGATAAGGACTGGGAATTTGTTATCCGCACATGGGAACATATCAATTCATTTTATGAAGAACGCAGTAAAGTGCAAGAAGAGTTGTATGGTAATCCTTTGAAGAAAGAAAAGGGGATTACATTCACGATTGGCGGTAGAGAAATTCAAGGTCAATATTTCCCTATTGTGTACAATCCTAAAGTAAGTGCTAAAGTATCTGATTTCCAAACAGAGGATATAGCCAAAACGATGATTGCTAGTAATGCAATCTTTGGTACTGGTATGGGTGCTACTAAATCACGTTTGGATGTAGTTAAAGGTAAGTCCTTGATGCTTGATTTTGATGTTATCCCTAATGCGATTACAGAGGCTATTAATCACGTTACCATGCGAAAAGCAGTAACGGATGTAAATAAGCTAGTAGGCAATAGCCGTTTCCAAGAATATATCGTTGATAAATTCGGAATGGAAACCTACCAATTCTTGCGTACATGGGTTCGTGATAATTGGAAAGATGAAGCATCACAAGTGAGTACTATCGGTAGATTGCTTATGACACTGAAGAAGCGCACTACTGAGGCAGTTATGATTGGCCGTGTATCAGTCGCATTACAAAATGCGTTAAATATTCCTGTTGCTATGTATCGTATTGGTGTAGGGAATACACTCAAAGCAATTAGTGATGCAGGTGTTGGGTTCTATGGTGTAGGTACGGCCAAGTATAACGCAACACGTGATTTCGTTTTATCTCAATCTATATTTATGAGGGAACGTGTCCAAACCCTAGATAAGGATTTGAAACAAGGGCTATCCATTGAGGGTAAAGGCTTACGCATAGGTGATACAAATGTTGGCGGTTATAAGGTTGAACAATTAGCTAATATCCGTGATGATATTAACCAAATGGGATTTAGATTGTTAACAGAAACTGATTTTGCATTATCTATTCCTGTATGGAAATTCGCATACGATAACAAAGTACTAGAATTACAAAGTGTTGAGGGAGTAACGGCAGAATTTGTAGAACAGGAAGCTATTAGTGCTGGCGATAGAGCCGTAAGAGATATATTCGGTAGCGGCGATACAAAAGACAGTGCAGGCATCCAACGTTCTAGGGATGCATGGGTTCAATTATTTGTACCTTTTTATTCCTATGCGAATACTTTGTATAACATTCTTGCAGAGGGGGTGTATGGATTAAAAGACCAAAGAAACTACGGACGATTTGTACGCATGATATGGGGTACAATTGTTATACCAGCATTGGGTATGATGGCATATAAGGCTATGACAAATGGAGATGATGATAGTCCAGAGGATTTAGTCAAATCGTTTATTGAAGAGTTAGCATCTCAATCTATTATGGGTGTACCACTTGTACGTGATGTTGCTAATATGACAATGCGTAACATATTAGGTGAAAAGTCATTTGGTAAAACTAATTCTGTTATAGCTACTTCTATTATTGATAAGTTACAAGATATGTACACTGCTATAACTTCTAAAAATAAAGATGCAACAGATGTTGGTCGAAGCCTATCACAAGTATCAAACCGCATCATAGGTTTTAGTGATACCATTACAGATGGATTGTGGACATTATCTAAATTCGCATTAACCGATACAGATGCAAAGCTAGAGGATGTTATCATGTCTATCATTTTAGATAAAAAGCTAAAAGATAAAAAATCCAATAAGAAAAACAAGCATTAATAAATAAGGACTACTCAATTATGGGTAGTCCTGTTTAATTAGAAAGGGGAACAAATATGATACCAGAGGTCAATAAACCTAGTGTAGTTTATCAATGTGATGGAGCGAACAAGAAATGGATATGGCCGTATGATTTTTACAAAATCGAAGATGTAGCATTAATCATGGTTGATGCGGACGGCACAGAAAGTCTACAAACAGGTAATATCGATTATGACAAAGAAAACAAAATTTTAACGTATCCTGCTGATGGTGATCCATTAGACAATACACACAAGATTATTCTTGAACGTAGAACATCAATTAAACAAGATACAGATTTGCCAGATGAGTACCCTTTCCAAAACATCGAACACATGACAGATAAGGTTACATTGATTTTGCAAGAAATGCAGGAGAAAATGAACCGAGCCTTATTAATCCGTGTAGGTAGTGATGAGGATGCAACAACAGTTGCTCGTAAGATTGTAGATACATCAACAAAGGCAGCAAATGATGCTATAGATGCGTATACAAAAATCAAAGCGGAAAGTGATGCTATCAATGCTAATGCAGAAACAATAAAAACGCTAGGCGGTGAAATCACAGAATTAAGCCGTACAGTTGATGATAAACTAGCGACTAGCAATACGGCACTTAATACTTCTAGTGTTAATGTAACGAAAGCAGAAAAGCTAGTGGCGGATGCAAAAGCATATGCAGGACAAACCACAGTTGATAAGCGTGATATTAATGAGTTGGTGAGCCAAGCACGAACATTAAAAACTGACATTGATAACAAACAAACATCAATCGCAAGTAACGCAATTAAAGCAACTGATGCGGCGAAACGTGCAGAAGTCGCAGCCAATAAAGCGGAACAAATCGCCTTGCCTAATGGCGGTGGTTTGATTACAAAAACCGAAGCAGATACAAAGTTTATTCCTAAAGATAGCCTATACGGCATCGTATCTGTTAAAGACTTTGGGGCAGTTGGCGATGGTGTAGCTGATGATACGGCAGCATTCAAACGTGCTAATGATAATCTTAAAAATAAGATATTGTTAATTCCTAATGGCATCTATAAAGTGAATGAACATGTTTCGTTTGATACTGTTGATAGTGTTATGGATATGGGTACATACAATAACATCAAGCCATTCTATCCTACAGAAACACCAATGTTAAAAGGTGCATCAAACATCGCCTTTGTTAAAAACATCCAATACGGCGATGAGGTCAACCAATGTCAAGGCTTTACATATAACGATAAAAAGAATGTGTTTTTGTTAGCTTGTATTAATAGCGATGGTACAAAACAAAACTTGTACGAACTCAATCCAGATACATTTGAAATCGTAGGCACATATAAGTTTAGCGACCCTGACAAAATGGGGCATTGTAACACTATGTGCTACAACAAATACACGAACAAAATTTATCTCGCCAATGGTTTGAAGAATGGTAATAACTTATCTGTATTTAATGCGGACACAATGACATTTGAAAAGACCATCACATTGAACGAGCGTGTATTTAATATCGGATATGATCCTATCACGCGAACTTATGTGAGTATCGTACCTATTAGCGGTCAACAACGCTTGCGTGAAGTCAACTTGTACAATGATGATTTCAAGAAAATGAAAACATATCAAATTGACTACCAATACGATGACTTTAACAACAATGGTGCATTAATGCTTAACGGATGCATTATGAGTGCAACGCTCGGTAGTTTGGTAGAATGTACACCATTTGGCACAGTTAAACAGATTATCGAAATCAATAGAACTACTGAAATTGAAGATATTGCATATTGTAATGGCAAATTCTATTTTGCGGTATTAACAGAGAAACCTAACAAGCGACATCAAGTCGATATTTATGTAGGTAATCCAAACCGAGATTATCAAAACTCAATTAACACTGCTAGACTTGCGACACTAGATTATTTAAAACTCACAGGCGGTAATGTAACAGGTTCAATCGTACTCAATAACAATACATTGTTAGAGGGCAAAAAAACCGATGGACATGGTGTGCGTATCGGTAAAGTATCAACATCTGATGCGGTTGAATTGGGAGACCCTAGCGTACCTGTATACCTAACTGGTACTACATTAAAACACTATGACGGCACAGATAGTAGCACAGTATTAACCACTAAACATTATGACAAGGCTATTTATAGCAAAACTAAGGCTGATGAAGTGTTTGTCAAAAAAGATGATGCAGGTTCATTTGGTTTTCCTTATTCTAAATTAGATACCGCAACAGATTGGAATACACTCACAACGCAAGGGTGCTACGAAATTAATTTCGATGGTGGTGCTAACAATCCGCCACGAAGTCATAAGCAAGGTATGTTGATTGTGTTTAACTTTGGCAATGGTAAATTAATCGACCACACATTGCACACATTAAATGGTGAAACCTATCATCGTACTTTCATGGCTAATAAATGGGGTTCTTGGGGGAGAGTACAAACATCGTTGAATAGTAAGTTACAATTGTGGAGTGCGAACGGAACAGTAGAGGTAGGGGTCAATGGCTAAACAATTAATATTGGGAACTGATGTTATTCAATTGACAGAAAGCCTTAATGTAGCAGGTGATAAAAATATAGAAATCAAAGCTGATGGCAAAAAATATTATGCTACGCTATGGGAGAAAGGCAAAAGTGTTTTTAATGCTATTAGTATTGGGTTGGTAAAAATAGGCACTAACAAATACGGAATATTAACATCGCCAGTTAGAGGGCGACAAGAATCGCATGAGTTTTTTCCTAGTTTTACTGGTGGCACAACGCAAGAACGTAAAACATTATTTTTGCCAAAAGGGAGTTACGATCTGTTTCTTGGCACTTATATTGGTCGTGGTGGTAGTGATAGAGCAACATTTAATGTATCAGACAATCAAGGGGAGTTTGTAACTGTAATCGTAGATTTAGAACGCAATGTAAAAGCAACGTTTACTGTAATAGGGAATAATTCACGGATAACACGAGATAAAAGTTTTGATGGAGCGACACCATATATTTCCGTAAGTTTTGTGTTATCAGAAAGAGACGAGGGAGACGAATAGTGGTAGAAATCTTTATTCCAATATTTAACGAGGTGTTTAACGTGAGTGAAGCGGTACGCATATCATTAGCTATATTCACAACAGTTATTCTTGTGTTTATAGATACAATATTACGAGTGTTGGTTGAAGCTAGAAATTACAATTTGGCAACAAAGAGAGAAGTTACAATCAAAAATACTATACTAGCTATCCTATGGAGAGGTTGGGCGGTAGTAGAGGTTGATGGAAAGCCTAAACGATTTTTAGTATCTGGTAAGCTACGAGCGGATATGACTAAGAAATTAGTCAAATCTTATCCGTGGCTTTTTTTGTTAGCATTCATTCTATTAACATTGCCTGATGTAGTAGTACCTGTATTGGGCCGTGTGGATATATTCCTATGCACATTGTTATATTTGATACCTATATTTATTGAATTAGCATCGTGTGTAGAAAACATGATAGAACTCGAATTAGTAGAAACGAGGTGGTTCAAACGTGCGATTGGTCTATTTAAACAAGTGATTGATTTCGTTAAATCGGTAAAGGAAGCGATTAAATGAAGATTAACTATGAGGACATCATAACATTGATAGCATTATCCGCTGCACTAATCATGACTATTTACCTCGAACAAAGGGATTTAGCAAGTGCAATAGTCGGTGTGTTAGGTGGCTATATTGGTGGTGTTAAGCGTTCCCAATATATTAATGGGGGTAGTGTTGATGAAAAAAAGGAGTTGGAGAAATGAACGAATTAGGGAGTTTGAGTGCGGTATATGAAAGTAATGGCAACCCTGCTTGTGTATCAAGTGGGGTTAATGATGCAGGCGGTATTTCTTATGGCACATATCAATTAGCTAGTAATTGCGGTAGCGTTGATGAATTTCTAGGTTGGGGATTACGGCAAGGTGGGTACTACACCGACTACGCAAGAGCATTGGTAGATAGTGGCGAAATCAATAGTGGTGAGTTTATCGACCAATGGAAAGAACTTGGAACGATTGATAGACAAGGATTTGCACAAATGCAACATGACTACATCAAGGCTAAATACTATGATGTAGCGTGTAAATTATTACAAGACAATATGTTCCACGTAGAAAAGCACTCCGAAACATTGAAAGATGTGATATGGAGTAGAACAGTACAATACGGCGTAGGCAATATCGTTGATATGTTCCACGATGCACTAAAACTAATGGAAAAGGCCTTGAATTTAGAATTGCCTAATCTATCCTACGTTGATGATAAACGCTTTGACTATGACATCATCGCTTGTATCTATGATGTATGTATGAGTACAGAATGGAACAATAGTGCATTACGTGATAACTTAAATGAACGTTTCGCCGATGAAAAATTTAGAGCGTTGGAAATGCTACAAAATGAATTAAACGAGGTGTAAGCCATGTTTATTAGTAAGTTAATACAAACTATCAAGGGACACTACAAACTAGCCGTAGCGATTGCCCTATGCGTTTTTATCGCTATTGTGGGTGTGCTGATATATCATCACAAACAAAAAGAATTAGAAAAGCCTGTTATTGTTACACAAGAGCATGCTAAATCACCTAAAGAATTGTCAAAAGCAATTCATGTTACCGAACAGGAAGCACAGGAAGTTATTTCCAAAAAGGAAAGAACTCAACCTATAGCGACATACTACACACAAGCACCTACAGTTGAAGTCGCAGCAGAAAAGGTGAGAAAGGATATTGCACATAGCAATCCTAATGTACCTAAATCTGTTACTGAAAAATCTGATAGAACCGCAGTAGTTGCTAATACCGATGAACAAAAAGTCGATGTTTACAAAATCAATCTAAACAAAGTACATAAGATAAAAGCTGGTGTTACTTTGATAGATAATAAAGCCTATGAAACTATAGGCTATCAAGCAGGTAAGTTTGAAGTGTTAACACATTTCAATGGACAACATTTAGAGGGCGCTAGCGCACTTTACACAGTAAAGGAATGGTGATCTAAATATCTCCGAGTTGCACGGATTGTAACAATCAACTGTTGATTGACAGTTGGAAAGTATTACTTTATAACTGAAAGGAATAACACAATGGCACAAGTATTTACATTTGAAGGAAAAACACATCAATTCGCAGAAGATATTCAACCAAACAAAGAGGGTTTATATATGGCCACTCTTAAAGATGGCGATAACGTAACATGTGAAATGTGGTTTGTTAATGGCGAACTACACCGATTAATCGAATTAGACTAAACGTATTAGAGGGTAGCTTAATTGCTACCCTCTTTTTTTGTTTCGTCAAATATTCGTCAAATTCTAATTGTAAAATGTGGTAAAATATGAGAAGTAATATTTACCGCAACAAAGATTAATTGCAAGTATAATAATAATTGTGAAATAATTGATAATCCATAGTGAATTGGAGTATAATATATTGATATGTTAT